GTCGATCTGTTCCTGCAGATCGCTCTGCACCTGATTGACCGAGTTGTTGACCTCGACAATCTGCTCGTTCAGCTCGCTGCGCACCTCGCCCAGGCGCTCGTTCACCGAGCCAGGGCCGTCCTTATCGATCAGGTCGATACGGCTGGTCAGTTCCTTGCCCAACTCGCTCTCGGTGATCTGGTCCTTGATCTGCTCCAAGATCGGGCCGGCGTCGGCGCTGGCCATGCCAGAGACCACAGTCGGAGCGATCGGGAAGAAAGGCCCCAGGTTTCCAGTGCGATCCACCAGGCGCGCCCAGAAGTAGAACCGCTGGCCCGCGCGCAGGCCCTGCATCACGTATTCGTTCTGCGGGTAGGCCAGGTCGGCCAGCTTGGTAGCCTGGCCCAGGTCGGCACCCTCGCTGTACCACAGCTCGGTACGCTGGCTGTCTTCGGCACCAGCAGGGAAGCCCCACTTGATGCCGATGCCAAACAGCAGGCTCTCGGTGTCGAGGAAGGTGACCGAAGGCGGCAGGCCTTCCTTGCCATTCAGTTGCGTCAGGGTCGAGCTTTTCCAGATCGACGTGATGTCGAACGAGCTCACAGCGCGTACGCGTGCCAGGTAGGCACCCGCGTAAATGCCGACCACGTCTACCGAGGTTGCGCCGGTGCGCTGCAGGCGGACCCAGTTACCGTTGTCCTTGCGCCACTCCACGTCGTAGGCGACAGCGCCCTCCACCGCCGGCCAGGCGATGGTCATGGTGCTGACCGCGATACCTTGGTCGATCATGTGAGCGGACGACAGAGTAACGCTTGCCGGGGGCTGCACGGTGGTCACCGGAATAACGCTGATCGGGCGCTCGTCCAGCTTGGCGCCGGTGTCGATGGCAGCGAACTTGCTCGGGTTGAACTCGAGCGCAGTGATCTCGTACTCACCTTCCTGGGTGCGCGTGGTCTTCAGCACCCGGAACAGCTGCACCGCCAGGTCGTCGTAGTCGATTGCCCACTGCAGTTCCGGCTCGGGCTGTACGCCATACGCGGTGGTCACCGTCACAGCGCGGCCGGCGACCGATTGCACCGTGCGGGCCTGGGCGGTACCGTTCGGCAGGTTCAAGAACAGCCGGTCGCCAGCCTTGATCGGCGTGTCACGGTCCAGGGTCACCACGCGGCCTGCAGTCGCCGAAATCCGGCCGCCGTTCGGACGGCCAGCAACCAGTTCGTCAGCGACGGGAATGACGTAGCCAGGCAGCGGAATGCGCCCTTCCATACCGGTTTTGAAGGTGACAGTGCGGTCCTGGCTGTTGCTCAGCAGCGCCCACTTGCCGCGGCGCTGGGCTTCGGAGGCGCGGGTGCAACCGATGGCCGAGATCTCGATCGGGCGGTCGCGGTACCGGCGCTGGAGCGCGTTGTCGGTCACCGGGATGACGTCGGTGTCGTAGTTGTTCGCCGGGTTGTCGTAGCTGACCAGGGCCCGACTGTAATGGGTGTTACGCTCGGCGCCACCATAGACGAACTCTCCGTCGATGACGTTGGCCCGGGTGAACACGTAGTCGATGTCCTGGGCGCGCGGCATGTCCGCCTGCATGAACAGCGAGCCGTGAGCCCAGTACACCATGCCCCGGTAGATGGCCGACAGGTCGCGCAGCAGCGTCCAGGCTTCGGCGCGCCCCTGCAAGTTCATGTCGCACAGGAAACGCGGTTCCTGACCGCCGACGCCATTCGGCACCCGCTGGTCGCAATACTGGGCGATGCGGTACATCTCCCACTTGTCGACCATCCACGACTTGATGCGCTTGCCCAGGCCGAAGCGATCTTCCACGCACACGCCATAAGTGACGAACGCCGGGTTGTTGGTCCAGGCTTGCTTGAAGGTGCCATCCCATACCCCGCTGTAGGTGCGGGCCACCGGATCGTAATTGCTGGGCACGGGCCAACGCTTGGCCTTGCACTTCACGGTCACGGCGGGGATGTTCTGGAACTGCTGGGCGTCGAACTCGATGTACAGCAGCGCGGTGTTGGGATACCGCAGCTTCTGGTCGATGATCTCCGTGTAGCCAGCGATGGTCATTGTGTCCGCAATGGTGCCGCTATTGGCGTTCGGGGTGATCCGGCGCACCCGCAGCATCCAGCCGGAGGTTGCCTTGGGCAGGTTGACGCGTACCGAGCGCTGGTAGCCATTGGTGGTCTTGCCGTCCACCGCGCCCAGGTGCGCCTCGACGTAGGCGCCACCATCGGTTGCGATATCGATGGCGTACTCGATACGGTAGCCATTGGTGTTGCCACTGCTGTCCTGCTGAGCCAGGCGCGGCCAAGCCATGCGCACACGCACGGCCGAAAGCTGGGTATTGCTCAGGGCGCGGGTGAACGGGTTGTCGCTGCGTAGCTCGACGTTTACGGTAGTTTCGTTTTCGATGGAAGGAATGCCCTGGATGTAGTCCTGCTCAACGGAGCCTGGGCGCCACTCCCATTTCACACCCGGGAAATTCACGTTGCCGCTGGCATCCATGATCGGGGTGTTATCGAGGTAGATGTCACGATCGGTCGGCTCACCGTCGAACTCACCCTCGCCAACAGCGATCAAGATCTTGCCAATGTTCGTCGACTGCAGGCTATCAGGTGCCTCAACAGGCGTTTTCGGCTTACTGCCGCCGCCCTTGGCGCCCGTGATATCCAGGTGATCTGCTGGGCCCATGCTTTCCTCCGGGCAATAAAAAACCGCCCGGAGGCGGTCTGTGCAGTGAATCGGCCTTAAGCCTTGTCTTGCGCCTCGATCGAGGCCGAAATGATTGCCCCGCCCCACCGGCGTTCGCCGATGCAGATCGGGACTGGGTTACCGCTGGCAGTGGTGTTCTTGGCGCTGCCGAAAGCGTAGGAAGGCAAATTTTCAGGGGCGGCGCTTTGGGATAGGCCCTTCGCTTGTGGGCTAAGCATCTGTACAACCCCACCCAGCGTCATGGAAAGACCAGCGTAGAAAGCGGGCGGCCCTAACCATATGGCAGAAACCATCAACGCGATGCCGATGATCGTTTGTAGAATCCCTCCGCGCTTGCTGCCATGAACAACAGGTACGATGCGAATCTCCCGAGTGCCTCGAAGGCTCAACTCATCCATGCCGATGTTCTTTCGGTTACGAAAGATGGCGAAGCGCAGCCCCAGTCCATCGAGCCGCCTGATCTCATCTTCGAAGCCTTGTAGCGTAGCTTTCAAGGCCTTGAAGACCTCCCAGGTTTCGCCGCTGTCAATCTGTCGACGATGCGTGCGCCCGAACTTCTGGGCCAGCGAGCCGGACAGCTTGATAATAGTCATTGGTTGATGGCTGGCCGCTGTGGTCACCATGTTTCCTCCAGGCATTAAAAAACCGCCCTTAGGCGGTTTGTGATGAGAAACTCAAAGGCATGTTCTGACGGCCCGCTCCACAGCGGAACGACCCGGCATGGCCGACCAGGGCATGCGCTGTCGAAGATCGATCGAGCTGCCGGCCGGCGTTCTGGTGATATCAAGAAGCTCGTCTGCCATGCTGCTATTCGACACCCATAGGCGATAGCCGTTTTCGGTTTCCACCATCGAGGACTCCGTTCTAGCAGCCTGCCACTTAGGGAATACGCATAGAGCATACTGCTTTGGGTCTTTCTTTGTCACCGCGCTAATCGAAGGGTCATTGCCTTCCAAATCTGCGGTCGTCACGCACCCAGCCAGCACCACCACCCCCAGAACACCGATCAGAAATCGCATGTGAACCCTCCCTGAAATGCGCGACTGTACCAGCAGGCCTGGCCAGGCATCCAGCGTGGATGAAATGCCAGTACCGCGCCATCATTTAGCCATAGTAGCGTTGCACCTCCAACGAACCGCCCTGGTCCGTTGCCGGAAAGCCCATGGACTGGGGATCAATGCCTAGGAAGCTCAATGCAAACAATTTTCCCGTATTTTCTCATCACCCGTGATGAAGAGGTCGTAGCGAAAGCTGCAGAAATATCACTGACCGGCGTCGAGGAGGCACGCGGCATTCACGCCTTCTTGGCTGAAATGCAATTCGATCAAGTTCGAGACGCACTGGTTTCTACTGGCAAGGAAGTCGCTTTGATCCAGGCTCACGAGCTGCAATACATCCATGCGCTCGGTGACTTGGCCAGGCTGTTCGGGCACCTCAATCGAGTGCCGTCCCGCTAAACAGCAATTCTCCGTTAACTACCTCAATTCGACTGCCTTCACTTAGGCTATAAGGGCCGCTGAGCACATACTCAGCGCGCCCGTCCTGAACATCGAGCTCAACTGGTTCGCGATCAGGGACTTTGCGGAGATGCCCACGCCAGGCGATGACTGGCTTATACGGATCATTGCTGTGCATATTCACTCCTGCGGCTCAGCTGCTTCATTTCGCGTCTTGATGACGCAATACGAGGCGCGCCCGGTCGAGCCAGGGCCCGCCGAACACGATGATTTCTGATGGGCGCCCAAGCAGGTGGTGCAGCATGAAGGGGCCAGGGCCGAAGACCTGGGACTGCTCGTCGGGCAACTGGGCGTCGCCGCCCAGGTAGATGCCAGCGTGGTTCGGGTGTGCCGTACGCCCAACCGCCATGACGATCATGTCGCCACGCTGCGGCTGGCTGACTTGGTAGAAGCCGGCCGCTTCATAGGCCTGCTCGTAAAGGCTCGGGCCATCTGCCTGCTCCCACCATCCCTCCTCCCTGGCGTATGCCGGGAATTCCAAACCCCACTCCCGTTTGTACCAGTCGGCGCAGACCTGCCAGCAGTCCCAGGCGCCGTGCACGAACGGCCGGCCAAGCAACGGCGTGTGGCCGGTGGGAGTGATGGAACGCAGGTCGCCTTCAGGCCACGACAGGATGTGCCAGGGCAGACCCGTGGCTTCGCACATGGCAAGGTCGCGTGGCGACGGCTTGCTAGTTGCGTCCGGGTGGGAGTGCACGATGCCGATTACATCGCCCTGGTCTTCCGCTTCAGCATACTGCTCCGGCGAAATCCGGAACTCTTCAGCAGGGTCGGCGGAGGCGTTTTCACACGGCATATACCTGTGGGAGCGGCCAACAGCGATGATCAGCCCGCAGCACTCGCGCGGGTAATCCGCAGCAGCGTGCGCTTGCACGGCGGCGAGGATGTGTTTGCGCATGGTCAGCTCCGCGCGATGAGGGAAACGGCCGGGAAGCCACCGAAGGGCAGTTGGTTGCCTTGGCCGTGACGGACAGTGCATCCGGTGTCGAGGCAGCCATTACACTGGTCCTTGGCCGGGTCGTCCGTGGGGTTGCCGTCGAGGTCGAAGTAAGGTCCGGTGTATCCGCAGTTGGGGCCGCGGTAGCCGGCGGTCATCGCCCAGTGGCATAGCTGGGTCATCTGCCGGCCAATCGTCTCTCCGCCAACATCGCCGGGGCTGGCCAGCTCCCACGCTACCGTGGTGCCGTTCTCGGACACCTTTTGATCGATGTACCAGACCTCGATCGCTTCCTCGGTCGGATCAGCCTCCGGGTTGCCTGCGGGGAAATTTGCAGCATCCAGATAGCGCGCCATCGTATGGCGCATGGTCAGCTTGAATTCGAGCAGGTTGTCGAAGGCAAGGCACAGCGCCGTGATCCTGCCGTTGACGTTGCCAACGGTTAGCGTGGGTCTCACCGCGGTGCCGTCCGAGTTCGCCTCGATGCCGTCAATCTGCATCGGCCAGGCGCCATACTCGTTGCCCTGCCACCAGATTGACTTGGCCGGCAACTGATCGGCATTCGCGCCGGCTGCCGCCAGCTCTTCTGGGGTATGCGGAATTGCATGGCCATGGAACCGCAGCATGTCGGCACCGAAGTCCGAGCCATCCAGCTCGAATAGCAATACTTCGCTGCCAGGCTCCAGGGTCTGGATGTCCTTGATCAGTGACATACTGGTTCCTTATGGGTGAAAGGCCCGCTCAAAGGTGGCGGCAACCTTGAAGCGACCGCCGCCGACCGGGGTAGGCTTGGGATCTTTGCAGGTGAACAAACCCAGATCGCCAAGCGGAGTGGTCCATAAAAAAGCTTTGGCCCCGCCATGCTTATCGAAGAACTCCATGATCTTGCGAACCTGAGCCTTCGTGCCGGTAACCGTGATGGGGTAGCTGTCTTCCTTGTTATTGGGTCCGTCGCCGACGACCTGCCGGTACCCGCCGC